ATGCTTTTTTCTCATAACAGTTCATGTCAAACCAAACATGGAAGTTTTCCATTACAGATAAACTTTTATCATATACAAATTCTGGCATTATGCTGCCCTCGCTAGTTGTTTATTGATAGTAATGATATCCTGAAGAAGATTTCTTGCAGCATCATTAGTATACTCAGAGAACCCTTGAAGGTACATGAAGTATGATGGATCATACTGAGCATCCTCATCATCTTGAACTACCCATCTAAGAGCTTGCATTCTATTCTTTGCACCAAGTTCTTCTTGGATCCAGAATAGTCTTTCTTCAAACTCTTCGAGTCTTTCAACTTCACGAGCCTTCTCAAGCTCATACTGCTCGTTAGCATATTTGTTGAGCTCATCAAGATCAACTCTAAGCTGCTCGACAGTTCTATTGTTATAGAAGTCGCCTCTAGGTCTCATACCATAAGCACGCTTGTACTCGTCTGAGATATACTGGAGCAGTTGCTCCTTCTCTGATAATTGATCCCACTCTTTCATTACGCTACACTCCTTTGGTTTGTATATTTAACTTCCTCTTGGAAAGCATTCTCACCTGGTACAAATCTTACCATCCATTCACCAGTGTCTTCACACTTGAATCTTTTAGTTGTAACATTTGCCCAAAACTCGTCATTACCTTTCTCTTGTAAGACAGCTGACTTGATCATCTGATCCTTAGTAATGTATCCACAGAGATAGAAGTCAAGCAACATATCACCGAAAGGTACTCTACCATTAGACTTCCATCTAACAATGTCACCATCAAAGAAAGCATCCTTAGCTCTACCTTCAATTGAATCACCTTCGTATGAAGGAAACTTTGCAGAAAGTCTGTCTGCTTCAGTAGCATTCTTGTTAGTAAACAAACCAACTTCAGCTCCATATGGAATAGCTCTGTAGCTTCTTCCAGCTAAGTTGTATTGGTCATCAGGCGATACGCCATTAGATGCTTCTCTCCTAGGATTACTTTCCCAGTTATAGTAGTCTTTTACGATTTCAAAATTTTCCATGCTAATTTTCTCCTTACTTTTTTGCCTTAACATACAACTATTATACTAAATTCTTGATTTGAAGTCAACAGTTTATCCAAAATTAATTTGTAATTGTTTAGGCTCTAATGACTTGATATATTCATATGTCATTTCTTTGACAGCAATATTCTCATCTGGCCATACATGTCTCCACTCAGTGAAGTATCCTGAGATTCCAATAGCAGAATTATCTCCACCTCTACCTTCGTCCCATAACTCTAACTTAACATTATCAAAGTCAGTTATTCTTACAAACATTAGTGGAAATCTTTCATCTCCTTTTGGTCTGTCAAAGTCTATATCAAAAGGTCTAAACATAATACCTTCTTCAGATAACTTAGTTATCATTCCATGATAGTGTTTACCATCAAGTACAAATTGAGCTGGGTCATATTGACGTACACTCCAATCGTTAAACTTTTCTACGAATTTCATTATATAGACCTCGCTTCTAATATCTCATCAAACAACTGTTCCATAACAAGTTGTCTAGCATAGTCCATTGGACCTCTGCCATTATTCTCTACACCAGTATACCCAGCAACAATTGTTAGGTTTTCTGGAGTAAGAGCTTTAGCTACCTGAACATCAGTCATTTCTGCTACTGCATCCATCACTTCGTCAGCTATCATATCGTTTGCAAAATTACTCATTTCTTTCTCCTTACTTAACATACAACTATTATCCTAAATTCTTGATTTGAAGTCAACAGTTTTTGAACAAAAAAAAGGGACCAAAAAGGTCCCTTTTAAAAAATATGTAAAAAAGATTACATAATGTTTTTAACTAATACTCTTCTGTAGTATTTGTTTGCGTTATCATCTAATGCACCTGCTGCTGATAAAGCATCTGTTCCTCTTGCAAAAGGATTCTCAACTACGCCGTAACGAGTTTTGAAACCAATTTTAGGTTGGAAAGTGTCTTCACCAACCGCTCTCACCATTTGTAGTGGAACGTATGGGCAGTAGAATAATCCAGCGTCAAATGCGCTTGATCCTTTGTATCCAACAGTCATGTAGTGAATACCAGATGAAGGGGCAAAGTATGGATCGATAAACACTCTAATTCTTCCGTTAAGAACACCAGCAAAAGTATTACCAGTATCATCAACAGATAGGTTGTTAGAGTTTAAAGCTGGAGTGTAATCTAATACACCAGCCATTTGAAGAGCAGAAGCGACGTCAGAAGAACATAACATTATGTTCCCTTTACCTCTTCTTGTTCCTCTTGCGATCTCGTTAGCTTCCCTTTCAATTTGGAACATAAGACCTTTGAATTTTTCAACCATCCATCTACCGTTTGAATCAATGTCAAGATCAAAAGTACCAGCTGTGCTAGTATTTTGTTGAGCACCAGTAACAGCAACTAGGTTAACTGTTCTGACGATTTCTCTGTTGATCTCTGCAAGGATTTCAGTAGATAAAATGTTTGCTAATTCTGTCTCAGCGTCAAGACCATGAATTGCTTTAAGGTCTTGTGCTAGTTCCATTGAGTATTCAGCTTTAAGAGCTCTTGACTTAGCTGTAACAGCAATTTTCTCGATTGAGAAAGCCATTTCAGCAAAAGCAGTGTTTCCACTTGAACCTAAAGCCTCAGCTTGAGCAATTGACATACCTTCGGCAAAGTTATAAGAAGTACTGTTTCCTGAAGGTTGAGTACCGTCTTGTGATTGTCCTAAGGTGTTGTTACCAGAACCTGCGACTACAGTTGAAAATTCAGTGTTAGCTTCGTTATAGAATGCCTCAGTACCAGTCTGGTTTGTGTATCTGCTTCTCATAGCAAA